GACCACAGAAGAACTAGTAGAACGCATGCTGGCCTTGACACCCAATAATCAATGGGTGCAAAACAACGGCAACGATGTACACTTGGTCATCACAGGCGGCGAACCCTTGCTAGGTTGGCAACGTGCTTATGCAGAATTGCTTGCTCATCCTAGAATGGCAGACTTAAAAAATCTTACCTTTGAAACCAATGGTACTCAAGAACTGCACAAAGACTTTCGCCATTTTTTGTTGAACTGGACCTTGAATTCAAAATTTGGTAAGTTTGGTAAACGTGGTCCAGAGGCACTTACATTCAGTGTCAGTGCCAAACTGTCAGCCAGTGGAGAGAAGTGGGAAGAGGCCATACGTCCAGACATTGTAATGAGCTATGCTGCTATCGGTCATACCTATTTGAAGTTTGTAGTTGAAACGGATGCGCACATTCATGAGGCAATCCGTGCCACCGATGAATTTAGAGCCGCTGGATTTACTGGTTCAATCTACTTGATGCCCCAGGGAGGAGTAGTCAAGCCGTACGATGAAAACAAGTTACGTATTGCCAATATCTGTTGCGAACAAGGGTGGAACTACAGTCCTAGATTGCATGTAGATCTATGGGGCAACGGCTGGGGAAAATAATGACATTAGAAAATATAAATCCGTATAATTTAGCAGAGTTTCGTAAATGGTTTATTGATACTAACACGTATAAACAAATCAAGCATGATTTTGATCATGTGGTATTTGATAAAGATTTTACGTTACTTAAACATCAGCAAGATTATATTTGGACAATCACACCGAGACACCGTATATCTTCTCCCCCTACTGTATTCGCAGCAACTTCATTTTATTACATTAAATTCTTGCTGGATCAATCTCCTAAGGTAATATATGATATTGGGTGTGGATATAATCCTTTTAAAAAATACATTCCAAATCTAGTTGGAATAGATAGTCAAGCCCACAATAATGTTGTATTCCCGGACATTGATGATAGTTTCAATCAGGAGTTTGTTGAAAAATATAAACACACAATGGAGACATTTTTTTCTATTTGTGCGTTGCATTTTATTCCACTGCAAGATCTAAAATCTCAAATTTTAGCCGCAGCGTCATGTTTACAACCGGGTGGCCGGGCGTATATTGCATTGAATCTGGCACGTCTTGCAGAATGTGATTTTACGTTTTTTCAAAGTCTAGGTGGACGTACTGGATTAGATAGTTGGATTCGAAAAGAATTAAGCGATGTTCCATTTGAATATCTGGTGTTTGATCTTGACATCCCGCCAGAGGAAGAGTGGGATAAAGGACTTCCTGACCACGCAATAGATGGCAATTTACGAATTGTAATACAAACAAAAAAGGATTAATTAATGTTGGGTATGCCAGGATTCGATCATGAGTACAATGCATTTGATAATCGTGCTAGAATTTATCAGGTGTTTGCCTGGTGGCCCCGTCGGTGCTGGATCACAGGACATTGGATGTGGCTGACCCAAGTTACTGCGGGTATCGCAGTATGGACAGGCCCAGGTACCCCCATAGTGGAAAAACGTTACTACAATTCAGCAGAATACTTGATGTACCAGTTAAAACAGTAAGGAACTAATATGAAATTTTTAGATCGATTCAAGAAAAAGAAACCCGAAGCAAAGCGAGAAGCTCCTAAGCCTAAAAAGTCAGAAAAAGATTTGGCCACCGAACGCGGAGAACCTTATGTAGCCATACTCAGTATGGAGATTGATCCCGAAAACATGCAGTCAGGTGCATTTGAGCTGGATTGGAACGACAAATTTGTCTCTAACCTGGTTCGTGCCGGCTATCAAATGAATGCCAAAGACACAGATGCAGACATTGTGGATCGTTGGTTTACTGCGGTATGTCGCAACATAGTGTTGGAAACTTACGAACAAGAACAGGCTATGAATCCCGAGCGTGATCGAGTAATCAAGAGCCGCAATATTGGTGAGGGGCGTAGCGAAGTGTCATGATAAACAGTCATTTTGGTTTTACGCCCTTGAAAGAGGTTTGGTTAGGAGATTGTTATCCTGTGTCGTTTTATGACCATTTACCAAATCAAGTCGCAGACCCATTGCGTAAAATAACTGAGTGGGCCAAAGAAGACCTTACTAAACTACAATTATTTTTAGAATCAAGAGGTATAAAAGTTCGTAGACCAAGTTTTGGTAGTATCGAAAACTACGTTGGAAAAAATGGACAACTACCTCGACCACCAATAACACCAAGAGATCATTATCTTACTTTAGGAAATACTCTTTATAGTCTACATGCACATTTAACATACCCAAATGATCCATGGAAAAATGTGTTAGACGAATACAAACAATCAGGATTTCAAGTCGAATCTCCAATTGATAAATCAGTCAATTGCTTATGTCCACCATCCTTGGTAAGGATAGGAAAAGATCTTTACCTGGACAAAGATTCTCATCCGCATGTCTGGGGATTTATTTGTCAATGGATGGTAGAAACAGCTGACGAATATCGTGTCAATATATGTGAGACTGGAGGTCATAGTGATGGGGTATTTTGCCCAGTGGCTCCGGGAGTGTTGGTCACTAGTCATTACAAATATGATTATGCAAAAAGTTTCCCGGATTGGGACGTTTTTCGATTACCACAAAATCTACATAATTTTGGACAACCAAAAAACTGGTGGGTGGCTGACGAGCAAATCAACAACAATCACAGTTTTTCACAACATATTTTACAGCACGCTCAGGACTGGATAGGTAATGCCAAGGAAACAGTTTACGAAGTAAACATGTTGGTATTAGACGAACATAATGTAATAGCAATGAAAGAGTATGAACCGTTGGATGAATGGTTGCATTCCAAAGGAATTACTGTTCATCATTTTGATTTCAGAACTCGGAATTTTTGGGATGGTGGCTGGCATTGTTTAACCCTGGACATAGATAGAAAAGATACTAAAATGGACCTATTTCCAGACCGAGGCTCCAACGGAGTTTATTGGAGACTGGATTGAATTTATTAATTTGTGCAGATCCAGGAGCCAGATCTCACACCCTGGCAAGTTGGTTGCTAAACACGCTAACTGATGCTGTGTTTGAACCTGGTATTGTTTTCAAAGACAAATTTGTCAAAAAACATACTGATTTTGATAACACTGTAGTAAAAAATCACAGTGGTCCAAAAATCAGAATTCGACCAACCTATTCAAAACTTGCTGTTCACTTATATCTTTTCTTGATCAAAAATGTTTATTTACAAATTCCAGATTTTTCTAGAAATCAGTACGATCTTGAAACTGTTACCAAGGTAACTGAAGTTGCAAAATACTGGTTCTATCACGATCAACAAATAAACAACGATTTATATGATTATGTAATTAATTTTGAAGACACATATAACATTGAAAAAATGACAAAATTATATTATCAAATTTGGAACAAAAATCCAAACACAGATCTGGTAAAAGTTCTTGAAAAAACCAATGATTTAAACAATCCTACATTGGATAAAAATCATGCTTGTAATATAGCAACTATGGTGCTGGAAAAAGAACATCGTCTGAAATTTAAGGAAGAAGAACGATTTTGGTCAATGCCAGATCTCTATCAAATTACGTCACCCACTGATTTATATGAGACCATTGCATCTTGCATAATTTCTAAAAACTACGGAATAGATTTAAACAAATTATGATATTCAATCACATCAAACAACTTCATGCCGAAGGCAAAAAGATTGGCATCACGTTTTCAACATTTGACATGTTGCATGCCGGACACATTGCCATGCTGAGTGAAGCCAAGAATCATTGTGATTACTTGATCTGCGGCTTGCAGACTGACCCTACCATAGATAGACCGGACACCAAGAATCGTCCGGTACAGAGCATAGTGGAACGACAGATACAGCTGGCCGCTTGCCGTTATGTGGACGAAGTAGTGGTATACCAGACCGAGCAAGACTTGATCGACTTACTGTTAATTTTACCCGTGGATGTGCGTATCCTGGGTGTTGAGTACGAGGACAAGGACTATACTGGACGGCAAGAGTGCTACCAACGTTGCATCGAAATTGTGTTCAATGGTCGTGATCACTCATTTAGTAGTAGCAGTTTGCGTAAACGTGTGGCCTATGCCGAAAGCATGCGTATGATAAAAAAAGAACCAGATGAACCCGATCTTGATCTAAGTAACAACTCATTCAATCCTTAAAACTATATTCAACTACAATGAAAATTTTATTCAACGGTGACAGCAACATGGCTGGAGAAGAACTCATGGATCGTTCACAATCCATGGCTGGGGTTATTGCAAAACACTTTGATGCAGAATCTGTAAATCTGTCATTGAGCGGGGCCAGCAACGAAAGAATATATAACACCACCTTGGAATATCTTGACAAAAATCCAGCTCCAGATCTTGTGGTCGTTGGGTGGAGCGAACACGGACGAGAACAATGGTATCTCAAAGGCAAGTTTCATGAAGTTAATAATTTAGGAGTAGGAGCAAACGTACCAGAGCAACTTCGTCGCCGATATCAATTTTGGAAAAACTATGTTCAACGCGACGAACATTGGTTTCGAGTCATGGGCGTATATTGGCATAACAAAATCTTTAATCTTCATACCATGCTACTTGAAAAAAACATACCTCATTACTTTTTTAATGCTTTTTTTGCTTTCTCTCATCCGTTGAAAGAACAGTTAGATTGGAAAAATCATTTTTTTAGACCATATTATCAAAATCACTGTTATATTACATGGTGTCAGCAACAAGGATACGAAGAAATAACCCCAGGCTGGCAACATTTTGACGAGCAAGCACACAAAGCCTGGGCAGAAGAACTTATTAAAACCATGAGCACAGATATCAAAATATGATATTGTATGTCAACGGTGACAGTCACGCGGCTGCCGCCGAATGTGTAAATCCTCATGCATGGGCCTGCGATGATGGTATGTACTGGGGGTTAGGACAACAACCGCATCCTGACAATCTACGTGCTAGTTTCGGATGTGAACTAGCAAACCGTCTCAATGCTATACTGGTTTGTGAAGCTCAGTCCGGATGCTCAAACAATCGAATCATTCGAACCACTCAGGATTGGATTTCACAAAATCAATCTGCGCTGGATGATACTTTAGTTGTGATTCAATGGAGCACCTGGGAAAGAGAAGAGTGGTTATGCAATGGCGAGTTTTACCAAATTGGAGCCAGTGGAGTTGACCATGTGCCGCAGGAACTGCAAGAAAAATATAGACATTACATAATTGGGATAGACTGGCAAACAAAAATTAAAGAAGCACATGATCAAATTTGGCGCTTCCATCAAGAACTTAAGGCACAAGGAATTTGTCATGTCATGTTCAATGGCAACAACGATTTTAGCCAGGCTCAAAATCGTATGGATTGGGAGGCAACTTATATTCGACCCTATGATCCAGACCAAACCTACAATGCAGTGTTAAAAAACAACGGATTTAAAACAGTAAATTCTGATAGTTGGCATTTTGGATCTGATGGTCATTGCTTTTGGGCTGAATATCTGTTACAATATATTACTGATAACAAACTCTTATAAGGTTTTTATGAAGTATGTTCTAATAGATACAGCCAACATGTTCTTTCGTGCCCGGCACGGTGCTTTCCGTGCTGCAGATACCTGGGAAAAAGTGGGCTTTGCCCTGCATGTGACCTTGATGGCTGCCAACAAAATGGCCCGTAGATTTGAAGCAGATCACATGGTTTTTGCTCTGGAAGGTCGTAGCTGGCGCAAGGACATGTACAAGCCCTACAAAAACAACCGTGCTGTGGCACGTGCTGCACTTACAGAACACGAGCAAGAAGAAGACAAGATGTTCTGGGAAACTTATGACGCTTTGACTAAATACTTGAGTGAGAGGACCAACTGTAGCGTTATACGTTGTCCGACCGCAGAAGGCGACGATATCATAGCTCGCTGGATTGCTTTACACCCCCAAGATGACCATGTGGTAATTTCAAGCGATACAGACTTTGTTCAACTGCTTGCACCCAATGTCAAACAATACAATGGTATTACTGATGAGTTACACACCGTAGAAGGAATTTTTGATGCCAAAGGCCGACCAGTCATTGACAAAAAAACCAAAGAAGCAAAAAAGATACCCAATCCAGAATGGCTCCTGTTTGAAAAGTGCATGCGTGGCGATAGCAGTGATAACGTGTTCTCAGCCTATCCGGGTGTCAGAACCAAAGGTACCAAAAACAAAGTTGGTCTCCAAGAAGCGTTTGAAGACAAAGACAAAAAAGGCTACAACTGGAACAACATGATGCTACAGCGTTGGACCGATCCAGATGGTGTGGAACATCGTGTGTTAGACGACTATGAACGCAACAGGACCTTGATCGATCTAACTGCACAGCCTGAAGAGATCAAAATTATAGTAGATGCTTCTATCTGTGAACAGATCAGTCACAAGGATGTAGGACAAGTGGGAGTGAGATTCATGCAGTTCTGCGGCAAGTATGAACTCAACAAGTGCAGT